TGATTTCATCAGGGATTTTAAGCGCATAACCTCGTTGGTCAGTATTTAAAAAGATACCTATCTTTAAAAACTCTTCGGGTGTTGCTTCTGGCATTAGTACCTTCTTTAATTGAGTTGTTATCTTTGCTTGTTCCCTGGCTGACTCTTCATAATGTCCGTTTGCGTGTATATCCTGGACTCTTTGCGCTTTGTTTTCAAGTCTCCTTAATTGCTTACATAGTGCGATTGGATCGGTTGATGCTGGCATATTAAAAAACTTTTTAACTTTTTCTCCATGATTAAAAATTAATTCATAAAGTTTTTCTTTTCGTTCCTCGGTTTTGTTCATTTTGTTTAGCCTGGTAAATGTTTGTAATTGGTAAGCTTGCTTACCATCTAGCCCACCACCTCGAGGAGCTGGAAGGCTGGAAGTTAAGAAAGTAAGACTATTAAACAAGTAATAGTTCCCAATAGATAGAAAAAATACCAGCGCATGATTAACTCATATCGTAGTAACTTTTGATATTAACCTTGAGGTTGGCTGCTGGTGACCATTTTTGGTCATTAGTCCAGGCATTATTGACAAAGTTAATAAAGTTTTGCAGTCTGTCTGGTGCTAATACATCCGAGCTGCTAATAGTCCAGGTGTAAATACTTTCCAAGTTTTGTTCGATTGCTTCCCAACTAGGATTATTAATAAAATAATCTAGATGTATTTCCAAGTCTAAAAATTTAACTTCAAATAAAGTATGTATTTTTGGATCATTAGAAATAACGGATGGTTGACCAAATAAAGCGACCATATCAAGATAACTGGCATCTATGTTGGCTTGCTTTCTGGTACATTGTTCGATTGATACTGTCAAAGTGACCTCTTAAGTTAGTGTTAATAAGATCCATATAGAATCTATAAACAATATTAGTAGATAATAAGTAACTTTGCAATCATTAGGCGGCTATTCTCACAAATAAATATTAAATAAAATTAGTCCAGGACAAAAAAGACCAAACTAATTAACTAAGTACTGTCAAATGGACAGCACTACATCAAATAAATTCTAGTTATAGCCTGGTATCATGCCTTATTAATTATATTTTGGACACAAGTTGGACGTAAATTAAAAAAATAATTGGCAGAGAGTCCTTAAAAATAAGTATTTATACCTATGGGGACACCCTATCCCCTTAGCGTTATATAAAGCCGATCACATTTTTCTACCAAAAACTAAAATCTAATTAATATCTATCCCGATCTTACTAGATCTTATTAGAGGGCTATACGACTCTACTTCTTCTATTGTGGAGAGCTAGTGGTGGACAGGGATTATAGATGAGCTATATTGAAGGTAAGCCATTATGTTATTGACCAACCCGCAAAGCAGTCAATTTTTACCTCACAGTAGATATAATGGCTTTATAAACAACTTTTATGGCACAAAAAGACACTACTGAAGTATTAAGTAGCCTACATGGTAGGTTAGCTAGTGTATTAACTGATTTATTAATTAGTGGGGAAGCTAGTACGGCAGACTTAAATGTAATTAGACAGTTTTTGAAAGATAATCAGATAACTTCTCAGCCTGTAGAAGATACTCCGTTTGGAGATTTAGCGAAGTCGTTACCTGATATAGAGAATGTTATCGCATTAAAGAGACGTAGTGCGTAATGAAGAAGTCTGATTGGCAAGGCTTACCAGAACCCTACGATAAAGACTTTAGATATTTTTTAGTTTTAGTATGGAGACACTTACAGTTACCTGATCCGACTACTGTTCAGCTTGATATAGCTGAGTATATGCAAACAGGAAAGAAGAGAAGGATTATTGAAGCGTTTAGAGGGGTTGGTAAGTCGTGGATGGCTGCTGCTTATACCTTATGGTTACTAAGGAACGATCCGCAGAAGAAGATAATGGTTGTATCAGCTAGTAAGACCAGAGCAGATGACTTTGCACAATTTTGTTTAAGGATCATACAGGAAATGCCGATACTAAAATGTTTAGAACCAGACAAAAATGAGCAAAGATCTGCTAGTAATAGGTTTGATGTACGTCCGTCTATACCTGATCAGTCAGCTAGTGTTAAAAGTGTAGGTATCTTTGGACAGTTAACTGGTAGTCGTGCTGATTTAATACTTGCTGATGACTGCGAAGTACCGAATACAGCTTGGACTGTAGGTATGAGAGAGAAGTTATTGCAATGTTGTGGAGAATTTAACGCTATTCTTAAGCCTGATGGCGAGATAATGTTTTTAGGTACACCACAAACAGAAGAAAGTATTTATAACAAGTTGAGATTGCGTGGATACGATTGCAGAATATGGACAAGTCGTTATCCAAAGAAACCTGAAAAGTATGGAGACGCATTAGCTCCAATGATACTTGGATTATCTGCAACTAAGCCTGGTCAACCTACAGATCCAGACAGGTTTAGCGAAATGGACTTGCTAGAAAGAGAAGCAAGCTATGGTCGGTCACAATTTACGCTGCAATTTCAATTAGATACCACGTTATCTGATCTACAACGCTTTCCGTTAAGACTCCAGGACTTAGTTGTTATGGAAGTAAAAGATCATGCCCCCGAAAAAGTGGTGTGGTCGTCAGGAGTAGAGTATAGAATCTCGGATTTGCCAGCAGTAGGTTTTAGTAATGACTATTATCACAAGCCAGCTTTTTTACATGGCGATTGGTTGCCATTTACAGGTTGCGTGATGATGGTTGACCCTTCTGGTAAAGGTGTTGATGAAACTGCATACAGCATAGTCGCACATCTAAATGGAAACCTATACGTTTTAGAGGTTGGGTCGTATTGCGAAGGTTATACAGAGCCAGTTTTAACTGGTATAGCTGAAGCTGCAAAGCGTAACAAGGTAAAACTAATACTCCTGGAGGATCAATTTGGTCAAGGCATGATGGAAAGTTTGCTTAAGCCATACCTTATGAAAATATATCCTTGCACTATTGAAGGAACTAGAAGCAATGTTCAGAAAGAAAGAAGAATAATAAACGCATTAGAGCCTGTAATGAATCAACACAGGTTAATAATTAACAGGTCGGTCATTGAGAATGATGCAAAACCTCGAACAGAGGATTCAGTAGAGAAAGCATTAGGCTATCAATTGTTTCATCAAATGACTCACATTACAGTTGATCGTAATTGTTTACAGAATGATGACAGACTTGACTCTTTAGCTGGGGCGGTGGAGTATTGGAATGAATCACTAGCAATAGATGAAGATAGGGCAATCAAAGATCGTGAAATGGAGTTGTGGGATTTGGAATTGGCTGCTCACAAAGGCGAATTGGAAGGTGCGTTGGACGCAAAAGTTCTCGGAATCCCTCTCGACAGGCTTGGAAAAGCCAATGCCAGAGCTGGATGGTTTGATGTTTAAGGCTTATGATACAAACACAAAGCATAGAAGAGCCTGGTGTATCAGATTGCCTACAGCATTTGCTGGAATTAAGTTAGATGAGCCTAGAATTGGTGGATTTCAAACAGTAGTCCAGGCAAATGACTACCAAACTGCCTGGTGTATGGCAATGATGCAAGATCAATGGGAGATATTGACGTTTACTGTTCAAGAAATATCTGTTTTCCCTGCAAATCCTATTTAAAATCCTGGTGGACCAATATCGTCTCCCCCTTCCATAAGTTGATTTAGTCTTTTTTCTTTATGTTTTTGCCTTTTAATAGCTAAACCTAAGTTTGCTGGAGAAGAAACAGCTTGATTTCCAAAATCTCCGTATGTTTTTAGTAATCCTTGATTAGAACTGTTTTCTTTTTTCTCTCCAAAGCCTTGACACATTACTTTCCTTCCAAGAGCATTTCTTTTATCTTAGCAACAGCAGCGTCATCTAGTTTATTTTCACTAAGTTTTGCCAATGCTGCCAAAATATCGCAGACTAAAATAGATACAGACTTGCTTTTTAAGAAAGCAAAGATAATTGGGCGAACTAGACTAATCATTTTAAGATGTTATGGTTACTATATAGATAGTATAATGCGATCTTTATGGAAGAACAAGAGACAAGCAGAGTCGAAACTATCGTCAAAGTTTCTATACTTTTGTGGTCGGCTGGTTTATTAACCCTTTCATACTGGGAACCGCCTAGTGGTAAAAAGATAGTAGATTTTGACCCGACATTTATTGCTTCAATTTTTTCAGCAAGTACCGCCAGCCTGGGTTTGTCTATTGGTAAGAAGGGTAACAGCAATGGAAATGGCAAAGCACCTAAAATTGTGGATAATAAAGAGAAAACACCAAACCCATGAAGAAATTACTCTTACTAGGTTTATTTTTAGTCGCACCTTGTTACGCAAATGGAGTGCCTACTTGGACTACTGGCTCATCTAATAGAACTGAAAATACTACTCAGACTATAACTCGTAGCATAGTGACAGAAAAATTTGGATCTGCCCTGTCCAGTTGGGAAGCGTCAAACATAGAAGTTACGAGTGCTTCTAGTGGTGGTATAGCTCATGCAGATGCAGTTTTTACTCCTAAGACTGTAACTTCTGATTGGTCGCTTGCTATAACTACCAGAGCATCAGGAACTAAATTAGAAACAATAACTCAGAATGATGCGATTACGACTACTAGCGTTATCACTTCTTTGTCTGTCTTTAGTCAGTAAAGCAAAAGCCGAAGGCGATACAAACGTACAGGCTCAACCAAATGCGATTGGTAACTCTAGTATTATCAATCAGAATATGAATGTTAATAATGGAATGACAGGTAAGTTGCAGTTTGGAAA